TGCAACTACACAAGCAGGAACCGGCACTCCGTCTATTGCAGATGCGTTGGCGGCTTTCGGTTCTACCTGGTATACTTTAGTAATCAACGGCTATTCTACCAACAGCAATATCATGTCAGCTTTGGAAAACTTCAACGGTATTCCAAACCCAACAAATCCAACAGGACGCTACACCGGTATCATTATGAAGCCGTTTATTGCCTTGACAGGTTCGGTTGCTGATGATCCTTCAGCTATCACAAATACTCGTTTGAATAACGTAACGATTGCGATTTGTCCGGCACCAAACAGCACAGGATTTACTTTTGAAGCTGCTGCAAATATGTGTGCATTGTGCGCTCCGCAAATGCAAGATAGCCCGGAATTAGATGTGGCGGGTATGAGTTATCCCGATATGCCAGCGGTAACTCAGGCGCAATGGGGCGCAAGTGCAATGAGTTCTTACAATAACCGCGATGCTATCGTAAAGAAAGGATGTTCAACAGTTGATTTGATTGGTGGTGTTTACGTTGTTCAAGACTTCGTTACTACCTATCACCCGCTTGGTGAAACTCCTCCTCAA